TCCATGTGTAACTATTGATAATGTATCTGTCTCTGTTTGTTTTATGCTATCAGCGGGAATTGTTCCACTATAAGAATCAGGAGTCAATCTTATATAATTATATTTCACAGTCCAATAACCTGAGAATGCTCTCTTAAGTCTGAACACGTATTTAGGTGGGTTTCCATTGGGATTAACTGTTACCACATCGTAATCTGGAACAGGTGGATCAGTTGTTGTAATTATTGTCGGTAAACTAATTGGTGATGTTTTGTCTGGTTTTTTATCTAATGATACAAATCCAGATTGTTTTTGCTGTAGTGTGAACGTTGTTAAAACCCCACTTGCCGCGGTTGTATATTTATTAATATTACCAGTATATCCAGCCATGACAAAAATACTAGTACCATTATCATATGAAACATCTATAGGTCTTTTCTCTGTTTCTACATCAAAATTAGTGCTAACAGTTTCCTGTAATGTGATTGTACTTGAATCATTAGCTGCTGTATTAGTATATCTTCTAATATTAGGTGTAAGACCACCAGTACTATTAGTATATAAATTATTATTACCTATAACATAAAATGCTGTAGCACCAGAGTTAAGTTTAAAACCACATAACCCAGATGGTAAAGTGGAAAGAGACGATTGAGCACTATCATAATTTAAAGTATACTGCATACTCCAAGCTGGAGATGCAGTGAATCTGAATAGTTTAGTATTTGCATCGTTAACAACACTGCATAAAACAAACCATTTACTTCCATCATCAGTATCAAAACTCTGTGGTACGAAATCACTATATCCTGTAGGACTTAAGCTAGCTTCCCAATTTCCTATACCCCCTGCATTAAGACCAGTACTAACATCCCACGCAGTTGCAAGTTGGAATTCAAGTATTGCTTTTCTAGCCTGATCCAAAACGAATAATTTTCCACCCGTATTAGTTATAGTGGTAACTGAACCAGCTACAGGAGTTGTACCACCTACGACATTTATTGTAAATGTTGTAGATGTTTTTGCTGTAACTTTTGCACTTATAGGTTTACCACCATAAAGAGATCCAGTTCCATTGATAGCACTTATAACATCACCTACGGTTAAATTAGTGGTTGATGCAACTGTTACAGTAGTAGCCCAAGGATTAGCTGAAGTTCCAGAACCAGTAACAACTCCAACAGTTCCAGTAGCACTACTATAAGTCGCTGTAGGTGATCCAAATCCAGCTCCACCCATTTTAATACTTACTGGTCTAGTTACTGATGAGTTAAAAGCTAGTAAATCCATACTACCTATAAGTGTTACATTCGTTAAATCATATGCAGCCCCTAATTGATAACCAGTTACAGTGTATCTTTCACTATCTAATATGAAAATTCTAGACCCCATAGGGTTTCCACCAAAACAGAAAGCTGGTCTAGCATATACATCTGGTAAAGACACTTCTAATTCAGTAGGAACAACATATGTATTCACACCAACAGTGTTTCCACCATAATAATCTAAAACTGCTGATGGTATAGCATTATCATCATAACTATAACTATCGTTAGGATTGACATAATCGGGATCTGTGGTTGTCGCTGATTTCGTTGCTTTTAATTCTTGGCTAGTGGGATAGGTAGTTCTAGCATACCAGAATGTATCACTCGATGGTATAGTTGCTTTAAATTCAGTAGGATTACCAATAGATGTTATATAGTTTACAAGCATTGTTTTATCATCACCACCAGTGTTAAGATTAAATCCACTATCAGTTGATATAATCCTTCTCAATGTTGGAACTTTAGAATTTTTAACAAATGTTATTATTCCTGTAGGCATGAATGTGAATGTAACATCATCTAATACTGATATAACATTGAATAAATCTAATAGTGTACCGTTTGCTATAAATCTACCTTTTAACCTATAAAAGTTCTCAGCGTTTGCAGATAAAGACGGAACAGTCCTATCATCTAAATCATATTGTTGTAAAATTCCACTACTCGTAGTTCCAGTAAGTATCATAAAACGTTTTATCTGAGTACCAAAATTTAATGTATTAACTTTATCTAATAAATCCGTTAAAATTATATTGGTTCTTTGAGCAGCTTTATAGATATTCTTATTTCTCTTAGTATTAACTTCTGTTAATATTGCATCATTAACTTTTGTATTTAGTATTATCTCTGCTAAACTATTACAATATACAGTATCAGTTGTATTACCAGAATCAATCTTCCACACCCTACCATAGAATTTCAATGTTGTTATGGGTAAAGCTACCCTATAATGTTCAGATAATTCATCACTGTCAAATGCTCTATTATAAACTCTCATTTGATATAGATATTCCTTTATGGTACTGGTATCACCTATAGTTACATTACCACTATAAGTCAAATCTGCTGTTATACCAGATTGAGTTATAACAGATACATTATCAAGATATAATGTCAATGTCCCACTCTGTCTAACTAATGCCAAAGTTAGTAGTCTATCCTGTAATTGTGCTGTAGTATATTCACCAGATAGATACGTTGTTGTCACACCAGATACATATACATTTACTCCTAGCTTCCAATTATTATTTGTTAAATGTCTGATGAATAGTTTTATACCATGCTCAGAAAATGGAAAGTTATTATATCTATACCATAAATTTCTATCAAATTGTGTATTAGTAGTTCCCCAATTATTCATATCTGTTAATGCAATACTCTGTGTGATTGTAAAGTCAGATGCAAAACTCATTACTGGTTGACCAATATCATTATTTATATTATTGAAAACAATTCGAACACTGTTTAGATAACAACATAGTCTATTGCTTATTCTACCTTCTAAATTATTGGTTTTAAAAGTAACGTTTGATGAAAAAGTACTTAGATAATCATTTGTAGCGTTATGATCAAATCCAGATTCATCTCTACAACTAGATGTAAAATTCCATAAACCCACAAGTTCAGTAGTATCTAGATCATCTTGTAAGTATCCTACATAGTCACCATTTTTTATACTAACACCTGACGATGTAAATTTTATTACTGCGTTATCTGACATTCTAGAACCCTCTCTACGTATTATAGCAGTTAATGGTTTAGCAAATCTCCTTGCTTCTAGTATAGGTGTGGCATCAGATGAACTAGCTGGATGGTATCTTTTGATAAAACATGTTATATTAGGCATATTAAGTCACTGATACAGCTGTTGAAAATTCTTCAGACCATTTACCTACGGCACTTTTATCATCGTATAATCTTATCCTCATACGAGTGTAAGAACCAGCAGTTAAACCTGTAAACACGGTATTATATGTATATACTCCTATTGGTCTAGCAAAAGAAACTTTTTTCCGAACCCAGTCATATTCATCTCTTACACCATCAAACTCCACTGCAGCTATTGTAGGTCTATCATTAGCAGAGTATAGACTAGACTCTGTTGAGTTTATAGTTATTTGACCAACTCCACCAGTCAGTGAGTTTATTTTTGATGCCTCTGGTGCGTGACCATATATAGTAACTACTTGTTTACCCTCTATGAAATCTAATGTCGTGGATATATTAACTGGATTACTTGCATCAATGGTAAAACTTACTGATTGCCACGTTCCTTGTGTTGTCAATAATTTTGCCGTACTATCTATTGTATCAATAGTAGCCCAAGTATAACTAGTAGATCCACCTACACTATCATCTAGTATATAGATAAAGAAGTTTGTATCACTTATACCCTTTGGCTGTAAGATTTTAATTTGATTCATTTGTTCAAATGGAGTTTTACTTTTTATTTGAGTAGGTGATGGATCTATCGCCCATTTATTATTAACTCTTTTTATATTAGTACCAACCATATTTTCTTTTTCCTCTATTAGCATCCAACTTAAACCAAGATTCATACTATTACCTTCTAATTTTACAAGCATATTTTCTGTTGAATCTTCTTCTGGTAATGGCATTGGGCTGACTGGTGAATTATATCTAAAGCTTACATTACTAAAATTACCAACCTTAATAAAGGTTGTATTACTTCTTAATATTATTGTGTATGTCATACTCTACCTCTCTTTGTATTAACTTCTTGCATTACGGATAATATAACACTTCTTAGTCTATTAATGTCATTAACATCTCCACTCATATTACTTATATTTATATTCACGGTTATAGGTGCACCACTCATAGAGCCACTACCTACAGGTGTGATAGATTCAGCACCTCTCTCACCAAATGAATACTTTTTACCACTTCTTCCTATACCTAGAATAGGCTCAGTAATCATACCACCAGCCCAATGTGGCTCAACATTATCAGCTGATGTTATTGACCCATCACCTATACCACGTATCATATCCACAGCACCTTGGACTTGTTTTAATGTTGATTCTTTACCCCATCCTAAGAAGTCAAGTATTGTTTCTGTAGTACCTATATCTCCACCAGCCTCTTTTACTTTATCTAATAATAGACCTCGCAACTGTTGATATTGTTCTGGTGCTAATGCCTGAGTAGCACTACCAGCGGCATCTAATCCAGCCAACGCCCATCCTATAATAGGTATTGATTTAACTGCTGTCTTTGCAGCTGTTTTACCTACTATCTTAGCTGCGTTCTTTTCAAAGAAGCCTAAAACTTTACTCTCCATACTAGCCCATTTATTCTGGAATTTTGCTATCTGTTTTAATACTGGTAGTTTCCAAATACCCTCCGTAAACTTGACAGCACCTTCCCAAAACTTACCTAATGACAACGCATTATCTACAGCTTTTTCAACTTTTACTGCATCTTTAACACCAGTTACAGTTTTTTCAGCTTCACTTATTTTACCAGTTAATTTACCTATACCATCAGATATTGCATTAGTGAAAGACTTCCATGCAGATATAAAGCTATCTGCAATCTCTCCTAATTTCAAACCTTTAAATGCATCACTCATACTATCGACAATCTTACCAAATTTAGTTGTGATCTCTGCAAACTTTGTATTGATAGTTTCTAATACCTTAGAGAATTTTTCACTTGCAATATTTGTCACTGTTTTAATATCAAACGCATCAAACCATTTCTTAAAGTCTCCTATTACACCACCAAACGTACCTTTGATTTTTACAAAGTTAACTCTGATCTCTTTTAAAACTGTATTAAATTTATTTGTAATGAGAGTACCTACATCTTTTAATTTGAATGCATCAAGCGTTTCTCCAAATCCGTCTTTTAGGTCTTTAAATACAGTGCCAACTTTTGAAAATCCAGTTGTTACCGATTCTAGGAAACCACTCCATTTGGCACTAAGAAGCTTTTTTATCTCTTCTAATTTAGTTCCATCAGTAATATCTCCTACTAGTTTCTTAAGATCATCTAATATACCAGTACCTTTTGCACCTTCACCAGCTTTACCAGCCGCACCTGCTATATCTGCTGGTGCACCTCCCATCTTCATTCCCTTGAGAACATCTTCACTTTTACCAAAGCCTGAAATCATTCCACCTATCATCTTTTTACCAATTTTTAATCCTACGAATGCAGCTACTAATGCTAATACACCCATAGCTATTATTGCCAACCATCCATTATCTCCAACTAACCATACTAATGCTTCTCCTATCTTAGTACCCCAATCTCTGAAGAATGGATACATTGTTCTATAGAACGGTATGATGAACATTCTCATTAACATAATTACTATAGGTCTTAATAGGAATCCAAAGAAATCACCAATAGGTCTTAATAACATGTTAATTCCATAATCTAATAACTGTGATATTTGTTGAAATACAGGTGAGGCACTTAGAGCTTTCTTAACTATCATTATTAAGATACCAGCACTACCAGCACCTATTAGTAATCCACCAGCATGTTTAGTTGCAAACTCACCCATTTTCTCAAGTGCACTCTCTCCCTTTGCACCTAAAGCTTTAGCTGTTAATGATCTGTCCGTTTTTTCTGTTAGATCTTTTATCTGGGCTATAAGGCTTTGGATTTGTTGGGTTAATGTATCTTTTTCCTGTTGAGTAGTAGCTTGGCTTAACTCAAATTGTTTAGTCTGTACTTCTCCACGCATACTTTTTATAAGTTGTCTATTTTTGAATAAACCAGTAAGACCAGAGCCAACAGCACCCATCGCTGTACCTACTGCTAAACCTTTAGTTAGCGATCTTGTAAAAAAGTTTAATTTATCAGTAGAACCCCTTAATGCGTTTCTCATCATAATGTGTTGTCTTACATGTGAATCGTGTAATTGTTCTAATACAATCTTACTTCTCATGTTGTCTGCTCTAGCCTTGGCTTTCTCTATACGTTCCTGAGTATTCCATAGTCTAGCTTGTTTTCTATCGTTTAATAACTGTGCGGTATTGAACCTTCTTGCATTATGTTCATCATCTTGTAATCTCTTTCTCTGTGTATGTAATATATTATCACGAATGAATTGTTGTGCTTCCTTTCGTTTTTGTTCTAGTATCTGTTTTTCCACCTTCATATAATCGGTGGTTATTTTGATTAGTTTCAACCATTGAGATTTTGTTAATTTATCCAAAGTCCCATTCATTGTTTGGAATGCCTTCTCTAACTCTTTAGTAACTCTAACTAATTGATCAATATCGGTCTCATTAGCTGGATTCTTACCAAAATTCTGGGACATAAACTTATATATTTCCTATTTCCTTTTAAGTTTTCTGTTTCATCTTCCGATCCATCTCTTTCTGATGGGCATTATGTTGTTCTATAAGAGAAAAGAGGTATGGTACTTGTTGCTTATCTACTTGTTCTTTGTCCCAGCCAAACTCGGCTGCGAAGAAGTAATAGAGCTCATCAGATCTCGATCTTCTCCCACTATTGTTGTTACCCATGCTTCCAAGAACTGACTTAAAGGGAAGTCAACCATTAAACCTTTGAGTACTTGCTCAACTACTGAGTTCTTGAGATTTCTGAGAACGCTTATATCGTTAACCTTAAATGGTGCACTTCTGAGTGTTTTCAAAAATATCATTGTTCTATATTGTGGGATTTTTACTTTGATGTTATTCATATCTGTCATGTCTACACATGAGGTCATGATGGATTCTATCTCACCAAAAGTTAAATCACTTTCATATTCAACAACTTCTCTTTTACCTTCCCAATCTATTTCAAAAGATTTCAGAACCATGTAATAATACTATTACAGGGATTTAATAAACCTTACGTAGTATCTACAGTAACTTTGGCTGTCTTTGCTTTATAGTTAAGTTCTTGATATACTGGTTCTACTGGTTCGATTCCTGTGATAGCAAAATCAGTGAAACTAACACCAGCTAATTCTATTTTTATTGATTTACTTCCATTAGTAAATGTTAATTCTAGTTCAGCAGTTCCTTCTGCTTTAGTAGATATGTTAGGCTCTCTAACTGAATTAGCACCCTTTCCTATTTGGGCTAACATTCTTTCATAGAGTTTCCAATCACTCCAAGCCACTTTAAATCTACCAGTAATATCGAGCATTCTTCTATATGATGATGTTGCTTGGTTTGATGCTAATCCATATAATAATTCATTGTTAACTGTAAATGTTAAATCAGTGTCTTGAACTAATGTTATCTCAGTTGGATATGTAAAACCTACTGGAGTACCATCGGTTTGATCACCAGTTGTCAGTTTTAATTTTGCATGTGCAAATGTGTATGGATTTCCACATGTTATCGTTGGTGCTGAGAATGATTTACTTGGTGCATTTTCAATACCAAATGCAAAGTCTGTTGATACATTAACTACATCATTAACTGCTGTAGATAATGATAAACTATTTAGCACACATCCTTGTAGAGTTCTAACTTTATAATCAGTATGACCTGATACATATGAATCTTCACCAGTCTCAAATCCTACATCTATAGTCATACTCTCTGATATTTTTGGTGTGCTACCCTGTGTTAATCCACCATAAACACTTGGAGAACCAGCTGGTGCACCAAATATAGCCCTAAAAATATCACCTGAAGTTTCTGATCCACTTGTAACACTATCTGCTAAAACATAATTTACTGATATAGATCCACTCTGCTGTCCATATGCATATGCAGCTGTCTCAACTTGACCTAGTTTACCAAGATCTATTCTATTATTAGTTAATGATAAAGTACCAATAGATGTTTTTAATCCAAAAGCTCGGTTAATAGTTCCAGCGATTTCCCCAAAATTAGAGGTTTCCCAACCATACAGAATATAACCATGTGCACCAGTTCTGATGACTCTTGCCATGTCTCTATTCGACTATCTTAGTATATAAATTTTAAGGATTAATAACCCTAAAGTCTATAGTAATAATATGATTGAACATATTCCTCATTCTCTCGTTTCTAGATACAGAGTTTAACACCCTCAAATCTACGTATTCATCATAACCTCTTATATTCTCTTTTATTATTCTCATCAATTCTTTAATTATATCTGAATGTCTTTGAATATCCTGATACGTTCTTATGTCTAAATCTATAGTTATTTCATGTAAATGATCACTACCATATAATCCATAATATGTTATACTTTCCTCTCTAGGAGTGATTATTATCTGATCTCGTCTATCATCTATAAGACCCGTTGTTCTTTTTCTCCAAACAGCACTAACTTCTGGGGCTGGTGGTGCTGTCCAATTATCGTCTATAAGACTCTTAATCTTATCCAACATATCATAAGTTATTGTCATTATGTTACACCTGATGAATACTGGTAATCTCCGCCATATTTAAAATTAACCCATGTATCGCCTTTACCATAACTACCTTCTGGGGGTCTCATATTCTTTGTTACCTCATTCCATTCACCATCAGTCATATTTGATGGTCTTCTTCCTACATACCATATTTTACGAGATATTTTATATGCTATTTGATCAACTACCTTTTCTTCTAATTTGGTAACATCTGGGAAGCTTGTGCGACTCTCATAGTCATCACCGTAAACTTCTCGCATATATTCTTCTTGGGACATATTAGAAATTTTAACATCTCTAACCCATACTTTTATGGCTTCTATATTAGGTCTACATGAGGCTGGATATATTGCGTTTGAATAATATTCTGGTAATTCCTCATACTCGGTTTTAACTGACATTGGTTCTATATTATCTTTTAATAGATGATCTGGTGGTTCATCATAGATCTGTTCTTGTAGTCTCTGTCTTAATGCGTTTACTATTTGTTTACTATCATCCATGTCTTGTGGTAAAATAAATGGTCTATCAGATTTCATAGCAACCTTTAATTTGTACTGACCATTCTCTTCTACTATGTTAGTATTGATCGCCTGTCTATTAGTTTCTTTTTGTATTTCTAAACTATTCATAAAAGTCCAGAATTGCTCAATACTGAGTTTCTTAGGCATGACTACGGTATGACAAATACTTCTCGTCTGTTTTCAATACAAGTTTCTATGTCTTCCTTCCAATCTCTTTTTACAGCATTCAGATCTACCATACCACCTGTAGGTACTTCATCCATTCTAAACATTGTATTCATTAGTTCTAAACATACCATTTTAATTATAGCATCTTTTACATCTGGTGGTATAATACCATCACCAGCTTCACTATCACCACCATATCTATATGTAATTCTTAATCTAAATTCTCTAAGTGTTGAGAATAAGTAACCTCTGAAAAACAATTTACCCATCTCAGATTGTATACTATATGTAGAACTACCCTGTGCAGTAATATCTTCATAGTTACCACCCATACCAGACCACATCTCTACTTTATCACCTTCGGCTGAGTTTATAGGTAAAACCATTCTGTGTTTTAAATTAATAGGAGTACCCCAACCATAAACATAATTCAATGGTAAATCATAAACTTCATTTTTAGATTGTTTAATACCCCATGTATGACCTACTCTTCTTTCAAATTCTGCTTCTTTTCTTATGATTATTTTTTCTATCTGAGTTTTATTTGGGCTTGTTGTAGCAGTAATAGGAACTCTTAGATAATCACTAATATCCTCTATTGTGCAGTAAGTCGTTGTCATTAGTCTTATAAAGATTACGAAGTATTTAAATTTGCTATTTGTAAACTACGAGTGCTCTAACTGTTGCACTAGCACATGATACATAAATACCATTCTCAAACCTTCTATTCAGTTGAATATAACTTATAGGATGCTCTGAATGTATTGTAAATTCTATTGGTGCAGTTCCAGTAGTACCGTTTCTAAATACTAGTGTTGAATTATTATCATGAATCATTACATGAACTGCAACTACTACACCGTGATTGCCTTTTACTAAAGTATTAGCACCGTCTATATTCTTAATATTATGGTTATCTTCGACCATGAGTAATGTGTTAAATTGAAATATATAAACTTTAAGATAAAAAAGAAGGCTTTTTACGGACTCTAGTAGCCGAAAACTAGAAATTCAAATGTGGCATTCGCAATAGATGTCGTGTTTGCCATTTCCTCGAATCCACCAGCGGTTGTATTCAATGCTTCATACAACTTGATTTTCTCACTACTTTTGTCATATTTGACAATATAGTTAAGGCTTGAGGTTTCGGGAATCACTGCTACTAGGGTTGAAATTCTACCTTGCTTCAAATCGGCACTAACACCATTTGTTGCATAAGTATCGCTTCCCCCAGCAGTGCATTTGATCTTGTAACATCTTAGTTTAGATGTTAAAGCAGACTGTAGTGACAATGTTTTGCCAACATTAGCTGCTGTCCAATCACTTACTGATGTGGTGATAGCCATAGTAAACTTAATTAATGAGGGATATATAAAGTTGTGGATGGACTTTAAACTTAAAGTAGATATGAAATTATGTCCAAAGTGTTATTTACCAGCATATGCAGCGGTTACAACCGAAAGCCCACGAGTTCATTATTACTGTCAAAATATGTTCTGTAGTATGTTAGGTAAAAGTATAGAATAAAAAAGAGTTTATGGGATTGCTCTAGAATAGAGTTTACCTTCTAATGCCATCTTATACATTTCTGCAACGTATGGGTTTTCACTTGGAGTTTCTGCACCAAGTTCAACCAGTCTAGCATACACTCTGACTACATAAGCCAAAGCACCCATGAAGGCAACTACAACTCCCATATTGAACATCCAATGGTTAGGCACTGCAAATATCTCTTCTACAAACCAAAAGTGCCACATTTCGTTAACACCAATGGTAAACATGGTTGCAAGATAACCTAGTATAGTCATCTTTAATCCAGTGTTCATAGAGTTTCCTACACCTCTCAATATTGGTACTTTACGATCATAAATCGCAACACTACCCCAACCTAGAGGTAATGCTATGAAATGACTGTATAACCACCAATGAGCTGGTGTAAACGCAGAGTCCCTAATAGATGTTTGATGAAGTGAACCATCAACAAAGTTATCAACCTCTACAGAAGCAGCGGTTGATCCCATCGCAATTACAATCAACCAAATTTTCTTCAGTCGTTGTATTTCCACTTCTTTTGGAATTAAGGCTGGAATCTGTGCCATATATACCATTAGTATATTAATTATATAAGTTTTAATTGTGACTAATGAGTATTTAAGGATGTGGTGATGTTGAACATATTGGTTGAACATTCAGTCTTCGTTTTTTCTGATAGTATTCTCTTTGATATTGTTTTATCTTATCCTTGTTTTCCTGATAGCGTTTTCTTTGAGATTCGTTTATTCTGTCCTTGTTTTCACGATTGTATTTTCTTTGATACCTTCTTTGATATTCTTGTAACTTTTCTCTCATTTTATGATTGTTATAATATCTAAATAGGTGTCCACAGTTAGAACTACAAAACTTTTTTTTCTTATAGTCGTTACATACATCACTTATTTCACTTTTACAATATAAACATCTTTTGATTGTTCTTTTCGATGACATGACTATATTTGGCAACAGCCATATATAAGTGTTTAAAAAAAGGAAAATAAGGGAATGTAATTTAGAGTTTAATGTCTCTAATCTTACCTTGTGATCTGAAGTGACGACAGACTGTTTCTCCCATAGTTCTAAACAATCCTTTCTCAACAAATGCATTGTTGACGAATGGATATGCTGGAGTACGTCTTGTTGCTTCGTAATACTCGGTTGGGATTGCGACTTGAATTCCTATTCTTGGGTATCCATAACCTTCTGCATCGCTTGTGTCGAGTGCAAATAGTCTACCAATTTCTGATGAATCAGAAGCATTGGATGGTGCATCCTTTGTTGGGATGAACGGAATACCATAGATAGAGTCAACATGAATTCCAACTCCAGTACCCTTAAAGGTCTGGATACCGTTTACATCTACTTGTACAAGTGCTTCACCGTAAGGATTTGCAATTCTTACAGAAGGCATATACAAGCCCTGAATTTCAGAGTATACTTCGTGTGAACCAAGGAATACGTTTGGATCTTTACCAGATGCTTTTCTGATCTTTCGTAGGAAAGTTCTCAGTGTATCATCAGTTAGAACTCCGTTTGTACCGATTGTTCCTGAAGCAGATTCTACGGTTGAGTCGAAGTCTGTACCTACATCCCTGTCAATTTTGTTCCAAGGATCATACCAGTTATTATATGAGCCGCCTAAGACGTCTTCTTCTGCATCTGCTGAAATAATTCTGTCCAATGACTCAAAGTCAAGTGATCCAGAATAATCTGCTGCTGCGGAAGCTGCTTGTGATTCAACGTCAGCTAATAGCATTTTGTTCAGATTCTCTTTGTGCTGTACAGCCATGAATAGTCTAAGTGAACCTAGACCACCCCAAATATCGTCTTTGCTGTGAGTTGCCATCCACTCCATAACTTCTGATGCAGAGAAAGCCAGTTGTGCTGTCTTTGGTCTAACATCTAGTTCTTGTAGTGTTGGTTTTACAGTTGCCGCGATAAGTCCACCTTCAGTTGTACCGCCCAATCCAGTATTATTGGATGAGCCAGCATCAGCTAAGGCTGGGGCTCTTGCTGTAATTACACGCCAACCTGATTTATCCCAAGGATACTTTGGCAGAATGCCGAAAGCGTTTGCCTCAAGATTCAACTGAGCCCATGCATAAGCACCGAAAATGGCGTTAAAAGTGCCACTGGTTGCTGTAGTGATTGGTGCATCAGCTTTTCTAATCAGGTTTCGATTGAATCCATAATAAAGTGCTTCTAGCTCGTCAATGGTTCTAATTTGCACCATTTTTACCAAGCCTCACTCTCTGGTGTGTAGTACTTGTTCGTATAGAGAATATTTCTTGCAACTAGGCTCAAGTCACCAGTCTCTCTTGCATCTTTCAAAACTAGATTGTAGTCTTGTGAAAATGACTTGTTGATTGTCTCAACAGGAGCTGTTGGTCTTGGAGTCTGTGTTGAAGTTTCAGCCTTTACTTGCATTGAAAGACCATTCTTATCTTTGCCATGTTCTGCACCATCAGCATCGAGTGCCGCTTGGACAGAGTTAGCATTGTATTCGTCTGGTGTTTTCACATCTGCACCTACATCTTCTCCACTTGTTCCTGATGGCTTCAGTGGGAAATCTGTTGGTTTCTCTAGAGCCTTCAATCGTTCCTCAACACTTTTAAGTGTCTCGGTAACTCCTTTTTGAGATTCTGCTAGTGATTGAATTACTTCAGTCACAGCCTCAAAGTTGGATTTGATTGCTTCTCTAAAAGATTTTTTGGCTTCTTTCTCTTCCGATTTGTCTTCGTCTTCTTCGTCTTTCTCTTCCTCTTCGGAAGGAGAGACTTTTTTCTCGGATTCTTTATCTACCATGTCGTTGTTAAATCTTTAATAAGTTGGTTTATATAGATTGCGGTAGATTTATATAATTGTGCAGATTTCTTTCTTCTCTTATCTTGTTTTGCTTGAGATTCTACCTCTTTCTTGGTGACCTGTTGGGAGTCAGCTTGTTGAACTACTGGATCAGCACCTAGACCCCTATCTCCACTTTGTATAGATTGAGGATCTAATGATTTTTCTCTTTTAACAAATGCACCAACTATATTCTCCGCACTCTGTTGAGATTTACCTTCTCTTTTTAATGCCTCAACCTTACCTCGGAAAGTACGAAGCTTTCCTAGATTTACTTTAATAACCATTTCATCACCATCTACCTCTACCATAGCTTTTTTGGTGTCTTCCTCATCTTCTTTTTCTTGTTCTTCAACTACTTTTTCATGTATTTTTTCCTCTTCTTCACTTGGTTTTTCACCTTTTAATTCGTGTTCACGTTCTATGACTTCTTTTGCTTCTTCACCATCACTTTTCATTACCAGACAGCCAAAGTTATTACATCTGATTAACATTTTACCTTCTGAATGAATCTCTGTTTTATCAGCCATAGCCTTTGCTATAGGATTAAAATCAGTTATCAATGCCAAAGGCACTGCTGGATCTTTACAAACTGCAACCTCATAATGTTCGAGATCTCTCAGTTGATATGCAATACTACCGTCTTTCATTCTGAATGGTGTTCTATTGCTTTTTGTAGCTCCACCGAATGACAGACCTTTGTATTCTCCAGATTTTATTCTACTCCAGATTTCATTGTCTAACTCATAATTACTATGAATCTTTCCAATGATTTTTATGGCTGGATATTCTTGTCCATCAACTGCTTTGTAGATGGTTTTTTGGTAATTGATACCTTTACCAATAACTCGGTTACTATGAGTATCCGTGATTGGTGCACCCCTGTCCATCCAAATTGGCAGTACCTTGATGAGCTCGTCAACTATTGTAACCTCACCCTGTTTATCTTTTACCTCAACGGTTAGATAACCCTCGAAGAATCTTTCATTACCTGATATAGGTTGTAAAGACTTCGTTACCAGAGTGTTGAAAAACAGCTCGTTAGCCATGTATATAAATCTATCTAACGTGTATTTAAAGATTAGTAGTAATAAAAAAGGAAGTGTAGTTTGGATTATTTATCCAAAACTGCGTGTGCCTTATCAATTCCATAACCCAATAGGGCGTTGGAAACGAATAGACCCACTAAACCAACATTATCTGTTACGCTTTGCAGACCTACAATGTTAACCATGCCGAAGGCAAAGAACACTGAAGATATGAGTGCAGATGCTAGTTTTCTTGGAGAATAACTTTCACCATTCGAGGATTTATAACCTTGAATGGTACTGGCTATTGCACCAATACTTGCTGCCGCGAGGGCAACAATCGCTAATGTTTCGCTTGACATTGTAATTTAACCGTATAACCCTTCCTTATTTAATCTTTACTGAGCAGTTCACGCACGAGTTCATCTAATTCGGTTGCACTGTTAGGATGATCACGTTTTACTTGATTATCTATGGTTTTTGCTAAAACAATAATGGTTTTTTGTAGCATTTCTACTTTTTTACATAGATCGTCATGAACTTTTTGCATTTTTCGTATATATGCTACACAACCAGCACCTATTGCAACCACTACAGGTGGTAGTATTCTTGCTACAAGTTCTTCGATAAAAACAGCATCTACCATAACGTTAATATAATATCCTTACTTAAAAATTATCGCCTTGGCGACTTCTTTCTATATATATCAAACATTTAAAGAATATAGTAAGATTAATAAGGATTATATTTATGATCCACTTCATCATACAAAACTAATAGATATTTACATAGTTCCAAAACTTAAAGTCATTTTAGTAACACAGACAAATGAAGATAAAGAACGAATCAATATGAATAAAACAATAGTTCATGCTAGAAACGGTACTTTACCAGAAGAATTAAAAGAATTAACTAAATTAATACAACATAATGATACAGTATTCGATGTTAAAAAAGGTAAATTATTATTTAGACCTAGATTTCTTAGAAGTCCACTTTATGAAACTAAAGTAGACAGATTCTACGGTGATCTGAAGAAAGGAAAGTATAAAATAAACTATAATCATAGATTTTATGATTTTATTAGAGATAGAGTTAATCTCGTGCTCTCTGAGCCCAACCCTGCTTGAATTTTTCCTGAAAGTCTTTACCATATTTCTTTCTTAAATGCTTCCAGAATGGATCATTACCCATCATACCACCACTAGTGTTGTATTTTTTAGTTACATCTGCGATTTTTCTATGACATGACATACAAAATCTAGCATTTATTTCTTCAAGTGCGAATTTATGTAGACCACAAAACAGACAAAGACCATAATGTTTGTAAGAAACCGTGGTTAACAATGCCTCTCTACCTCTTTTACCAGCACAGTCACCACATATAGTAGCGATTGTAGCCGCGGCAACATCTTTTTTCAAACAATTCAGACAAACTGCTTCTTTATAGTGATTAACTCTTGTAAATTCGTTCTTTTGATGACGATCCCATAGTTTTTTTCCTATATCGTCACCACCAGTATTAACATTTAACTTGGTTGCCATTACTCTTCTTCGTCATCTTCCCATTTTTTCACTACATCAAACTCATTTCTAACAAGTTCTCTAGCATCTCTAACTGTCATACCAGCGAATTTTCTCAACTCCTCTATGGTTTTACCCTTAGTCCAATTAAAATCTATCGCGGTTTGTAGTGTTTTTTTGACAACCTCAAAGTTTGTTGGTGTAATTCCATCAGGAAAACTCTTTTTTGACATACTTGTGCCACTACCACTAGCAGGGAATCCACCAGCCACGCCACCAATATCAGATGGTCTACCTAATTTAGGTTCACCTTGCATGTTTTGTCTACCTTCTTTAGGTGAAGCAGTTCCTCTGCCCCTACCTAAACGAGCTTCTGCATCGGCTCTCATCATTTCTTCTGTAGACATGGCTGTATTTTTACTCACTTTAAATTCACCAGTGTGTGTTCTTGTAATTTCAAAGCCCATTTGTTGTAGTATTGCCATATTTTGTATTTCAACACCCTGAGTTTGTAAATCTCTCAATTTATCGTTCTCTTCTCCAGCTTTTAATTGTAAAACCCAATCATCAATGTTCAAAGTCTCTGCAACTTTGTCGAAAAATGCCTTTGTAAGTATATCCTGACCCCACTTTACTGCCCTATTGGTAATAGTAACTTGTAATCCCTCTTGTGACCAACCACCTACCATCTCACCATAATACAGTGGTAAAACACCATAAATAGCACCAATCATCTGTCTTAATTCTTTTCTAACTTCAATAAATTCTAATTCTCTCAACGAACCAGTAAAGTCTAACCATTGAGCCATGTTTTTACCACCTTTATCAGATTCTACCATAAGTGGGTGAATCATGTAGGGGTCTTCAGCGGCTCGTTGTTCTAATTCGTTCCAAGACTTTCTAAATGTCTCATAGTTTCTACTTGCAATAACTAGCATACCTCTTGGTGGTCTCATTTTATCGAAATACTTTCTAACGTATTCATCCATATGAGATAAAGTCATAGCTTTACTCCATATAGCATAAATTGGAGAAAATCCATAAACTAGAGATGGTTTGTATTTACCAGCCTTCCAAATTACTTCACCTTCACCATAAATAACGCTTTTTGGCTGTGGTGTACCGATAGAATAGACAGAATTAACTTCAATAATAGCCTTTAGAGCCTCTACTGGTTGAGAATGAATTCCATCAGTGGTAACTTCACATAATGGTTTGTTTAATCTCTTTCTACGATGTTCAAAATGAGGACATACGAATATTGGCTCATGTTTATCATTATATCCTAGTCTACCATCACTATCACATATTACTGCTACTTGTGGTGGGTCTAGTCTAAGCAATTCTTTGATTTCCGTACCATTTGGATTGATCTTACCAGTTGCATCACTAATACTATAACTCTTTAATAACAATAGATATGCGTTATCAGCTATTTCCAAGTCTCTTTCTAATTGTCTAGATAAATCCTCTAATGTCTGACCGTTACCGTTTACAGATTTTTTCATTAGGTTCTCTAATTTCAATCTGTGTTCTGGAACTGGTCTTCTTAATTTATCACTACCACAAGTATCACACTGCATAGCAGATTGATCAATATTAGCCTTTGATTTTGGTATTGCATTACCAGCATTATCCTGATTTTGCTCAAATGGTTGATCATCTGGTCTTTCACTTACAAGTGGGGCATATTGGAATTCTTTACCACAATTCTCACACTTGTACTTCCAACGTTCTACTACTTCAAAACCGTTTTTGAACATTTCACGATTTAAAGTCTCAATAGGTATTCTCAATGCATCAATGTTATCGGCTAACTCATAAAGCATCATAAGAGGGAATGGGAAAATAGGTAATTTAGCACCACTATCTGTAGACATATAGGGCGTGGTTATACTAGGTCGTATAGTACCTTCAGTCTGAGATTTATTAATGTTTATAAGAGATTTGGCTACATTACTAAAATAATCTCTAACACCCATATATAATTCAACGTATGGTGATTAATAAACTTTGTTAAAAAAGTGTTAAAATCTTGTTACCTATGTATAGGGCAAGATGGGTGTCTAGAGCCATCACAGTAGCACTCTTCTTTTTTAGCTTTATGAATCTCACAAGAGCCTGAAGAACAAGTACATTTTGGTTTGCTCTTTACCTGAAATTCCTTCTTAGGGAATTCGTCTTCAAATGACATATAATCAAGAATATATTTAAAGCATATAAAGATTTGGTAATTGCCTAGTAGTGTGAGTTTGCATACCCTGAGAATTGGGTGGAGTGGAGTAACTAACCACCTAGGCACGATTTATATAGAAGTAGCACTATTGTATAATGATGAATTGTTGCAAAGACGTTTGTTTACGAACAAAAATCAAGTCAAAAGGCTACGCAAAAGACATTAAAAGATGTACTATTTGTGAGGTCTTCTTCAGAACAGAAGGTAACAGATGCCCATGTTGTAATGCAAAACTCAGAATAAACAGTCGCTGGTATAGAAAAGTGGCTCATTATTACTGAATGTATTTAAATGGGTTTAAATACTATTTTTTATGGTCGAATTAGAAGCAGAGGACTATCTAAACATACTTAGATGGTTTGAATCTAGGTTTTCCAATACACTCCCAGAAAACATACCTATTAAACACAAAAGAACGTTTTGGAAACTTACGTTTCTAGCCGAAGA